GCACGTCCCGGTCAAAGATCACCCGGACATCCTCCCCGTCATAGCTGGCCTGCCCGGTGTTGGCCAGGTGCCGGTTGACAAACCACAGCAGCTCCTCAAAAGAGGCTTGAAACTCCATCTCAATGCTGTTGGCGTCCAGGTCGATGTCAGAGTACATGCTCTGTATGTTCATCTGATTTGGGTTTCCGCTCATACGGTCATCTTTGGCATCATAGCCTCTGGCATTTTCGATGATAGCATCTTTGAGCAGCTGTTGCAGGATTTTGTAGTTTTCGGCGTTGACCTCGATCTCCAGAGTATCCACGCCGCCATCAGAGCCCTCAAAGGAGCGGACCTTGACGGCTCCATAGGTGGCCAGGTTGCGCCGGAAACTGCCCAGATCCTCTCCGTCATAATTCTTGATGACCAGGACCGTGTTGTGGATGTCCTCCTCCATGCAGTTGGCAAAGTTGGAGAGCATGAGGTTATAGGCATCCTGCAAACACTTGACCCTGGAAATGAGGGGCAGCTCATGGTGGCTGCTCTTAAAGCAGATCAGCGGGATGCGCTCCCAGTTGTATGTGCTCACCTCATCCGTGTCCGGGTCCGTCTCCACTATGTACGTCCCGGAGCTGGCAGAGGGGTCCGGCTCCAGCGTGCAGTCATCCCGCCAGATAAAGCAATCCACGCCGCCGCCGTGCATGACCTCCACCTTGACCACATCCTTGGCGTGCTCTGTGGCGTCATACTCCAGGACCACATAGACGTGGATGGCGGCGTCCAGGATGGTGTGGTCCGCATCCGCCCAGAACGGCAACACCTCATCTGCGGGGAAACGCTTAAAGGCCAGCTCTCCGCCCTCATAGTAGACGAACAGCCAGCTCTTGCCGCCTATCCACGCACCCTCTCCCACGTTGTGGAGCAGGCGGCAGAAACGGGGGCCGAAAATGCCGCTCAGAGTGGCCGCATAGGCCTTGTTTTTCGCATCAAAGGAAATAGGACGGCCAAAAGAGTAATTGGTCTTTTGGTCCACCATCTTGGCGTACTGATTATCAATCAGCCGGTTATTGGGGAGGTGGTCCACCACTTTGAGCTTGCCATCCTCATCCAGGACCAGGCGCTTGCGTTTCAAAATGGCCTGCTCTCCCTCATAGTAGGCCTCACCCTCCAGCTGCATCTTGCGCTCTTTGGAGGCCAGCCAGTTTTTGATCTCCAGCTCTAAAAATCGCCGGTCAGTCATGCCCGGCTGAAAATGCGTGGCCACATTGGGCCCGCCGTTTTCATGCAAATACAGTGTTACCATGTCGCTCACCTCACTTAAAGCTAAACAGCTCAGGCGCAAAGACTTTATGCACAAAATAGCGCACATCGTCCATGCTGTGGTCATTCTCTTTGATGGGCCGGTCCGTAGACATGCCCGCAGCCGCCTTTTCATCCCACCGATAGAGGCCAAACTCCCGGATGCAGTCCGTGCAGTTGGAGCAGATGAAAATATCACCGCTCTGGAGCCTGGTGGCCACGTTGCGGATGCCGTCAATGACGGAATTGGAGGCCTTGTCCACATAAAAGCGCCCGTGCCGCCGTATGACCTCAATGAATGAGGCGGCGGACGGGTCCACGATCACCGCCCGGATGGGGAGACCATCGGCCAGCTTTTCCAGGTCCTCATAGTGCTCCTCATCGGTGCGCTGCCGCCCCTCCCGGCGGCTGTCAAAATAATACTCCCGCATCCTATACCATTTCCCATTGGCAAGGCCCCACAGGCCCATGCTGGTGGGGTTGATGGTGCCATAGTCCACGGAAATATAATAACGCTCATAGGGCCGGGGCTCAGGCGGCACCACGTGAAAGTCTTTGTTGAACATGGTATAGATCAGGCCCTCAGCCACCACCCACAGCCCCAGGATGAAACGCTGATAAAACACGCCGGAAAACATGCGCTCATAGCGTTCCCGGACCCTGGGCGGCAGGCTGTAATTGTCCGCCATAGTGAAATGCAGGTGGAGCATACGGCGCTCTGCGCACCGCAGGACCCACTCCAGATAAAACCAATGGCTGGGGCCCTCCGGGTTGCAGTTAAACCACAGCTTGGAGCCATCCACACTGCACCGGGCACAGGCCTGCTCCACAAAGGAGCGGGGCATCAGGGCCACCTCATCCAGCAGCACCCCCGCCAGGGTAATGCCTTGGATGAGGGAGGCGCTGCTCTCATCTCTGCCGCCGAAAAGGTAAAAATTATTGCTCCGCCCGGCGGCGGAGACCACGATCTTGTTTTCCGTGCGGTGCTCTTTGAATGAAAACACCCCGGCCAGCCAGTCCGGCAGGTTGGAGGTGACGTTGCGCCGCAGGCTCTCAATGGTCTTGCCGCACAGGGCAAAGTTGCAGCCGTTAAAGTTGCTCATGCCCCACATGACAAAGCCCACCGTCATGGCCACGGTCTTGCCGGAACGGATGGAGCCGTCACAGATGATGCCGTCATACTCCTCAAAGCCCGGCCTATTCCACCACGTCATCGCCAGGTTTTGCCGGGGGCTCAATCTCTGGTATATCATCCGTGCTTATCTCCTCTCTGGTGCTCTGGGCAATCACGTCAAAGATGTTGTTTTCCTGCTCCCCGGAGCCGCCCTTGCTGTCAAACACGCCCAGGTGCTTGCCTAACAGCTCCAGGGCCCGCACCTTGTCATGCAGCTTGATCTCCACGCCCAGATTGGCCCCGTACTTGATGCCCGCAATGGCCGGGAGCTTTTGTTTGTCCACCTGACTGGTGGGCTTGATGTGCAGCAGGCCGGAGGAGGTCACAGTCACAAAGTCTGTGCCGTTGGCAAATGCAATGGCGGCCAGCTCCTCAATGACCCTCTCCTGGGTGATTTCCAGCTTGTTACGCAGTTTCGCCTGCTGTTTCTGCAAATGTTCCTGAACACTAACTTTTGTTAACAACCGGGCCCCCTGTTCATTGGCCGTTTTGGGACTATATCCGGCACGGATGGCGGCCTGTGTGGCATTGAGGTCCACCAGGTATTCCGCAACAAACCGCTTTTGCTTTTCAGTAATTTTGGCCACACTCACCACCCCAGTAAAAGCATAGAAAATGACGGCAAGGGTCAGGGTTTTCATTCTCCATCACCTTGCCGCCATTCACCAAGGAGGTATATCTCACATGAGGCATACACCCGCCCTTACATTATAGCACGGCTCCGTGTGACATTCGTGACAACATCGTCCGCATCGTCACTTTTTATGTAACGGCGTGCCGCCTGCCGTACCGTTTCAGCCGTGTTTCGTCCTCCAATGCACGCCGCCACCTGGGCCCATGGCAGCCCATTGATAAACCGATAGGTGAAGATCTGGCGGATGAGGCTGTCATCAATGCTGGAAATATACCGCTCAAGCCGGTTGCGCTCATATATGCACTGCTGGAGCTTGGCCTCAATGATGCCCTTGAGGTCCACGATCTCCGCCGCATACCGGCCCACCCGGTCACTGACGCTGGGATTATGCGGCATCCCAGTGAGCTGTGCGGAACAGGAGACCGCCTTTGTCTCCAGCTCCAGCAGGCGCTTTTTATCCATCTCAATCTCCCGGTTTAAGTAATACAGCTGGGACAGCTCTTTTAGGGTCATCGCTCCTCACCTCTCCAGACGGGCTTACACTCACCCGTGCCCATGGCACACTTGACGGCACACACCTTGCAGGGGTCTCCGCCCGCCATGACAAAATGCAGATCAGAAATAGCTTTCCTCAGCTGGGCCTCCGTATAGCGCCGGGCATCGGCGTCCTCCCGTGTGTAGGAATGAGCCTCCAGGCTGTTGATGTTCTCAGCCTGGTCCGCAATAGTCTGCTCCAGCTCCTCAATTTTCCGCTGGTCCGCCTCATGCTGGATGGTCAGCATGGCGCACTCCCGGATGACGGTATCCACAAAGACAACATCCGTTTTCATTCTCTCTTTTTCAGTCATGCGATCAACTCCTCCTTAACCTTTTTTATCCTGGCTTTCAAAGCCCGCATCACAGCCTCATGGGTGTCCGCCCGGTCCCGGATGGTGGCCATGACATCCTCATCCTCACACCCCTGCGCAATCAGATAATGCACATACACCTTGTCATACGGGGAGCCCTGCCGCCACAAGCGGCACCGGCCCTGGTCATTGAGCTCAAAGGACCAGTTGAGCCCGTACCACACCACATGGTGCCCGCCCTGCTGGAGGTTGAGGCCATAGGCACAGCTGGCGGGATGCACCAGCAGCACGTCCACCTCTCCGGCGTTCCAGGCATCCTCATCCTCCGTGCCCTTATACACCCGGACCCTCAGCTTGGTCTTTTTCAGCCGCTCCAGAATACGGTCCCGGTCATGCTGATACCCATAGAACGTCAGGCACGGCTCCCCATCCAAGCGCTCCAGCAGCTCCATATAGGCCTCCAGCTTGCAGTCATGGACCGGGATGACCTGGCCCTCATTGCCATAGACGGCCCCGTTGCAATACTGCAATAGCTTGCCCACCAGCACCCCGGCGGTGCCCGCCGTGATGACCTCCTCATCCACCTCCAGCAGCAGATCACGCTCAAACTGCTTGTAATCCCGCATGGCCTTGGCATCCAGCATGACGGGGATTTCGTGCTCTATGCACTGTGGCAGCTGGAGATAATCCTCCGCTTTCATGGAGACGCAGATGTCAGAGATGGCGGACAGCACGGCGTCCTCCGCACCGCTTTTGGCCTTGTAGCTGAAGATCTGGGTGCGGCTCCGCTGGTCCGGGTCAAAGTATCGCTCCCGGTAGGCTCCCAGCGTGGGCCCCAGGCGCTCTCCACCGTCCAGGAGGTACACCTGTGCCCATAAGTCGATCAAGCCCTTAGAGGACGGTGTGCCGGTCAGCAGCACAATCCGCTTGATAAACCGCATCACCCTTTTCATGGCCTTAAACCGCTTACTCTGCGGGTTTTTGAAACTGGTGCTCTCATCCAGCACCACCATGTCAAAGGGCCAAGCCTGCTTGTAGTAGTCCACCAGCCACTCCACGTTTTCCCGGTTGATGACGTACACGTCCGCCGGTGTGCTGAGGGCCTTTATGCGCCGGGAGGCGCTGCCCAGGACGGTGGAGATGCGCAGGTGCTGGAGATGGTCCCAGCGGGCCGCCTCCTTTTGCCAGGTGCCCTCCGCCACCTTTTTGGGGGCCACCACCAGGACCTTGGCCACCTGCCAGCGGAAATACTTGAGAATATTCACAGCGGATAGGGTGATGGAGGTCTTGCCCAGCCCCGGCCGGAGAAACAAACCAACGGCCCGGTCCTCCACCACACGCTGGATGCAATAGGCCTGGTAGTTATGCGGGGTGTATTTCATGCCGGGAAAACCTCCCTCAAAAATTCTTTCACGGCCTCCATGCCAAACAGGACCCGGATGTCCACGCCCCGTTTTTCCATCTCGCTCCGCTGCCATCGCTGTATCTTGGCCAGCCGCCCTATCTCCGTTTTCAGCTCCACATAGATGGTCTTACCGGCGGGGGTGATAACAATGCGATCTGGCACCCCAGGATTTCCCGGAGAAACAAACTTGAAGCACAGGCCGCCGTGCTCCTGCACCTTGCGGGCCAGATACCTCTCAATCTGACTTTCTTTCACTTCCTCAGCCTCCTTTTGCGGGGGTGGAACATTCAGCGATTTTTCCTATAAATACACGTGTATATAGGATTTATAGACGTATAGGCGCCTATAAACTCTATATTTTCTATATTTTTATAATCAATAGAAAATAAATGTTCCAATGTTCCACCTGTTAAAAAACCCTTATATATCAAGGGTTTCAGCCGGAACATTGCCCGGAACATTGCCCGGAACATGTTCCGGGCAGGTGGAACATTCATTTTTGAATGTTCCACCAATGTTCCACTAAATGTTCCGCCTAAATCCACGCTGTTTTCCACAGTATCCGAAACGCACGGAGCACGCAGTTTTAGCCCATTCCGGGCAGGCCTCAATGACCTCATTGATCTCTGCGGCATCGGCATACCGCATCTCTTTTTGCTTGCCATCCAGAGCCTCACACCACACCTCCAAGGCGCATACCTGTGAACGCTCCACCAGGGGGACCTCCCCGTTGACGGAGCCCGCCCAGAACATCTTGCGGCGGTCCAGGGGCCAGCTCTGCCAGTCCTCCGGCACCTGCCTGCTGATAAAGTCCAGGATGATACCCTCACGGGCGCTGACTTCCCGGTGCTCCTCCTGCTTGGCCTTGGCGGCCTCCTCAATCTCACCCTGGAGGAAAAGGGTCTCACCCATGCGCCAGCGGACCACAGCCTCCGCCCAGAGCTGGTCAACGGCGTCCGGCAGATCAGCCCACACGCTCTTTGTGGCCGGGACCACGCCCACGTCCACCGGCCAAAAGCGCCGGTTGCCCGTGCGGTCTTGCAGGTAATCCCGTGTGTTGGTGGTGCCGAAAAACACACAGCAGCGGGGCAGCTCCTTAACGTGGCGGCCATAGGCGGCCCGGAAACGGTCATTGCGCAGGGAGAGGAATTGTTTGATGCGGGCAATATCGGTGCGGCGGAAAGCGTCCAGCTCTGCGATCTCCACCAGCCACACGCCCTGCAAAAGCTCAGAGGCCTCTTTGCCCTCAAAGGTGCGGATGCTGTCATTGAACAGGCCCCGGCTCATGGTGTCCAGCAGGGTGCTCTTGCCCAGGCCCTGGGCCCCGGAGAGGATGAGCATATTGTCATACTTGCTGCCGGGCACCATGGCACGGGTGACGGCGGCGGTAAAGGCCTTGCGGGTCACCGCCCTGGTATAGGGGGTGTCAGCGGCCCCCAGGTAATCAATGAAAAGGGTGTCAAGCCGGGGCACGCCGTCCCAGTGGAGGCCCTGGAGATAGTCCTGGACCTCATTAAAAGCGTGGGCGGTGGAGTGCAGGGAGAGGGCCCCGTCAATCTTGCCATTGCCGGTGATGTGATGATACCGCTCCATGTACCAGTAAAGGCCCTGGGTGTCGTTATCGTCCCACAGACGGCGCCAGGTGCGCCTATCCCATGGCAGGGCATCCAGGACCTCACCACGGCCCGCAAATTGATTGAGGGCAAAGCGGCCCCGGAGCAGGGGGTCATTTTCCAGGATAATCCACACGTTATCAATGGTGGCCTTTGGGAGCCCGGTCTGGGCGTTCACGGCCAGCTTGCTCATCCAGTTGGCGGGGTCATCCTCATTGGTGGCCTCCACGCCCTCAAAGTCCCGCACGGCGTCCTGCCACCGTTCCTGGCTCATCAGGGCGGCCACGTCATTGTCCTGCACGGCCAGCTCACACATGGCCTTATAGGACGGCATACGGATGGTGGGCGTGCCGGGCTGGGCTTCATCGTCCATGTCACCAAAACGGTGGAGGCGCACCAGGTCAAAGGCATTGACCAGCCGCCCGCTGCACGGGTCTGTGGCGTGGTGGGAATAGAGGAATTTGCCGTTGTCGTAGATCA